TTACCAATTCTCTATCAACTATATTTAATATTTTTACAGCGTCTTTTATGAGCTGTCTAGATAAAGCTCCTGTAAGTTGATTATCTGGAGAGAACTCTGCTATAGTGATAGTGATAGTACCCACTTTTCTGCCAGAAGCTTTTAATAATTTAGCATTAATTGCTATACTAGCATCGATTCTTATTAACTTCTCTCTTATAGCTATTAATTTATTTTTTTCATCTACTGTTAAAAAAGCGGTAATTTGTGTGCCTTCTTCGCCTTTTCTTCCCACAAAATGAACTATGTTTCCTATTCCGGGTCCGAAAGTATGGCCTACATCAAAACCCTGTTTCTTTTTTCTTGCTATAACAGACAGTGCTTGTCCGCTCTTTTCTGCTAATTTAAATATACCTTTTGTTCTATCTACTTCAATATGTTGGGGCCCTATATCTCCCCCTCTATTATCTTGTCTTATATCTAGTCCACCTATAATAATAGATGCTGCTATTTGTTGTCTACGTTCAACTTTATTGGTAGAAGTATTTATAGTTCTTAAAGCTTGTTCTCTAATATCCCTTCTAACATGAGTAGTTAAATTACCGATTGCTCTAAAATTAACTCCTTCTACAACGTTTCTTTTACTATCTGTCCAAGCTACTTTACCTGCAACATCACCTTGCAAAAAGTTTTTTTGTAATGAATTTCTAAAAGACATTTCTACAAAATCAACTACATCTTTCATATTTATACCAGGAAACTTTTTTTGTATAATAGGCTTATGTCTATTAACTAATTTAACTAATACTCTACGTTCTATAGAAAAATGTGTTACCTTTGCATTTAATTCAGATCTTTTAGTACCTGGGCCTTTTTTAGTACCCAATAGTATCTGAGCAAAATCTCGAATAAATATTCCAAATGAAACTTCACTTCCACCACGTTCTAAAGCCATTACGGACTAAACCTATATAAATCTAATATTCTACGAATATGAGGTGGAAAACTATTAGCTAAGTAAGGTAACGGATTATCCAATGTACCACCTAGTAAAGACTTGGTATTTACTTGTTCATTATTTTCATAGTAGTGTACTAAATCAATTGTACATAATTTTAAATCTGCGGGTATATTATCTGCGGTATAGCCCGCAAGATAATCTATCTCTAAACTTCTATAAGGTAAGTTATAAGAAGTTATAAATTTGCCCACTGAAACCTGTAAAAATACAGAACCTTCTTCTAAGTCAACAAAATAACCTGTATTATCTGAAGCACCTTCAGTTAAAGTTATTTGAGTGACTCCTCCATCTGCGGAAGTTTTTACACTTACAACTGAAATAACTGGAAAAGCGTCTAAAAATACTTTGTTAGTTTTTCCGTCATGCCACTCAACCTTACCATTACCCGAAGTAGCAAATTGCGTAAATTTTCTATTACAATAGTGCTCTATTAATTGAGTAATTTGAGTAATAAGATTTTGAAGCTTACCATCTCTCGTTGTACTAGTAATTCCCTTACTAGATTTGTAATCATCAAGTGTTATTAAATCAGCCATAATATCCCTGCGCAGTAAAGAGCGGGGGAGGATTCCCCCACTCTTTTAAAAATTTTAAAACCTATCAATTAAGATGCGATTTCGTAATTAACTGTAGCTTCTCCAGTGATAATATCTTGGAAAGCGAATCTACGAGAAGAAACGATAACGCGTTTTTGGTTCACGATATCCTTGTCTGCTTCTGTAACGATTCCACGAAGATTACCAGTTAGGAAGTTGCTTGGGCGTACCATAACAGCTACTTGAGTTCCGACTGTATTTGCTGTAATAGCAGCATTATCGAACATTTGTGAAACAAGTACTTGAACTCCGAAAATTGCACCAACTTGTCCAGTGATAATTGTAGCTCTATCACCCATCACGTCCATTGTCTTGAAGTTAGGAAGTTTCATTAGCTCATAAAAGTAATCATGAGATGCAAGTAATACTAGTTGAGTTGGATCAAGTCCATAAAAACCTAGATTACGTCTCATATCTACGATATGATCTTCAGATACAGCTGCTCTCCATGCAGTGTTACCAGTTACTTCTACGTCCGTAGTATTTGCACCACGGTTTATTAATCCAGTAATAGGATCAAAAGAAGCTGATGTTGTTACACCGCCACCACGTAAGAACGCTAGGTCGGATGCACGAGCCATTCTGCGGGTAACCGCATCACGAATGATTGGTGCTAATGTAACAATACTATCTTCTTCTTCTTCATAACCAACGTACTCACGCGTTGCTAATTTATAAGCAATTAGCGTTTGTTCTAGTAATTGTTGATTCTGAGCTTCGCCGGTTGAGGTATCACTACCATCACCAGTTTCATCAGACGGATTACGGCTAGTACGGAACGCTGAGTTATGAACCCAGGTTGCGTCTCCCGCTTCCGGATTAATTGGAAGGTTGAGTGTAGGTGTGGTCATAGGAATTGATGTAAATAGAGGTTCTACTACTAGAATTTCTCTTAACGCTTCATGAACACGGGTAGAATATTCATCTTCCCATTCACCTGTTACGCCGGCATCCCAATGCTCCATACCTGATTTCTTTGTGTAATCTTGAAATGCTTTTGTTTCTTCAGGCTTTAACCCAAGTACTTTGGAAGCATATAAGATCCCATCTTTAGTATCTGTACTCATGCCAGAAAAAGCTCCCTTCTTCTCGCTATCTGGTACAAACTTCATTTTACTTTTACGTTCAGCAGTAAAGGCCGCTTCTAGTTCACCATCTTCATTAACGGTTCCTAGGCTTTCTTTAATATCAGCTAAAGCTTCAGCTAAATCGCCATCTTTTTCTACTAGTTCTTCACGTAGATCTTTGATCAAACGTTCAGCAGCAGTAGTAGCGGTAGCTTCGATCTTATCGTTAGCTTCCTTTTCTGCTTTCTTAGCTTCTTCAGCAGCTTTCTTTTCCGTGTCTAGGTCTCCCTTGACAATTGCAGAAATTTGCTTAGCTAAAGCCGCAATATCGATAGGCTTAGTTTCGTTAGCCTTATCTTTAGTTTTATCTACCATTAAAGTCTCCTCACTTTCTGACTTGATAAATTGATTTCTAAACTCTTTGTAATCCTCAGTATTATCAAAATTCTTTTCAATACTGAAAAGTGCATTTTGATTCGCAGGAACAGACACTACACTAACTTCAAATAATTCTAATTCTTTAATAAAGAATACTCCAGATTTTGGATCGAAGTCGGCGTCTTTTATCATAAAACCAATACTAAACGCGGAAAGTATTTCTTCCTTAATTAGTTCGATAATATCGCCTGCTGCTTTGCTAATCTTAGCCGTTATCTTTAAACCCTTCTCAGTAACTTCATGGCCTATAGTCTTACCTATTGGTCTAGAGGCATCGTGAAATGCTAAAACAACTGGGTTTTTAAGATAGTTAGATAGTGCTTCTGATTTCTTCCATGCATCTGATACAATAACATCACCTGAACGGTCCTCATCATTTGTACTAGCATGTCCGGTAATAATAAGATCTTCATCATCATCACCGTGTGCTGTCTTAGATTCGATTGGCACATAGAGTTTTAGAACTTTCTCTTTCGTTAGCATATTATTTCCTCGATTAATAATTAATCGTTATTTTCTTCTTCATCAGCTGGTGGTGCTCCACCTTCTGACGGGTCTGCCGCGCTACCGGCTATGTTAGCGGGGATTCTAAGTTTATCAGATTCCGGATCGCTATCAGGCTCAAGTCGTAACTCAAGCCGCGCTTCATTAGGGGATATGATTCCCCCGTTTACTAATCCTGTTAAGTATTGCGTTTGATCTTTTAGTTCAGGGCGTAAAGCTCTAATCTTAATAATTTCTGGTTCCATATCCCAGGCAAAAAACCTTTCGTAAGAGCCAATGATTTTCGCAATTATTGGTAAAACTGTTGTTTCATAAAATAGCTGTATATTTGGTCTTAAGTTTGCATTGTTTCCAGAATTTAGAAGTACTGGTGGTACCCCTAACGCTTTCAGAATTTTTGTTTCATGAGAGGTTATTGATGCTTCAAAGTCCAACTCATTAAATTTAATTTGACTTATAGGATTAACTTTCATATCACCGTCTAAGATTATTGGACGCTTACCACCTGAATTAGGCTTGTACTTTGCTATCCAAGCTCTAAGTAGTTTCTCTTTAATCTTATCCCCTAGGATATTAGGTGTTTGGATAATTAATCCTGGTACTGCTGCATTGTCAAAGAAATCGTTTTGAAATCCTAACATGCTTTGTAATATGGTAATACTTCTTCTAGCACTTAATAATCTACTAGTACCCACGAAAACAGATGTAGCAGAATTATCTTTAGTATGTATAACTTCATCAGGCATAAGTTTAATATCTGAATTATACATATAATGTGAAACTTTAGTATTTTCTCCACTTACTACTTCAATTAATTCTGAGGGTAAGTGATTTAAATTAAGTCCTTTCTTATCCCACAACTGAAAACAGTTACCGGTAAGTACTAAATCCATAACTAGTTGACGACGGAAGGTATTTACATCTTCATCATCATTTGGACGGAAATTTAATATAGTCCACAAAGTTTTCTTTCTTACCCTGTTACCTTCGTGTACAGTAGGTATCGGCAAAGTATCTGTAATATTAATATCTATTTCTGTTGCAGAGTCGGTTATCATATCAACTCCACGTCTAACAACTTCAATATGGTCGAAAGACTTTTCAAAAAAGAACCGTTTTTCAGACGCTTCTATAGTTCCCCCTTCTAAATCGTGAATAGCACTCTGGTGTCTATTCTTCCACGCCCACTCTAATCTCTTGAATATATTCATGTATTAATCTCATATGATAGTGACTACTCCCAGGTAACCTAACTTGTCACCTGTACAGCTTGTCATTTTATAACTGTTACATTTGACAGGAATACACTTCCCGTCAGGTGTTTCAAACTCTAAGTTTCTGGAAAACTCTCTATCTTGATCAACAGATCTATACCACTCTTTTACAACTTCCTCCCGCATCTCCTGGCAGATGACGTTTATCCATCCGTGTCCCATAAGTTCAGAGGGAGTACGTTGTACTAGTTTACAATATGTTCTATTAACCCAGATACAATTTCCATCTAAATCAGTTTCAAACATTGCTTCTACAACATCAGCATTTAACGCTCTAAATCTTTCACGTGATAATGCTACTTCTCGTTCAATTCGACCGAGACTATCTTTCATGGATTTACCACCATTTGGTGTAAGTTCCTCAAAAATAATATCAATCTTATCTATGGCTTCACTATATTTAGCTACCGCATTCCACATTGGCTTAATTCCCTTTTTGTATAATAAAGTAATAAGACCTATGCTTACACTAATAGCAGTACCATATATCGCATAATTTTCTACGAAATGACTCCATGCCTCAGACATTGTTTCTCCCTTTGCTTATCCAACCAACGTTCTTGTTTAGGGGCTGTCGAAAGCGGGGGGCGCTGTCCGTAGACAACATGCAATCGCTGATGACATTTTTTACATAGAGTTCTAGCATATTCGAACATCTCGAAGTCATGCTGCTCTATAAAATCATCGCGAACTGCGATAATATCTTCCACACAATTAATAGTAATTTTATTGGCCTTCAACCAATCATCAAATAGTATATCCACAGTGTACAGATGATGAAAGTCCAGTGACCCATCAACTTCACAAACGTAGCAGAAAGCCTCCTTCACGTACCGGCTCTTAGCTCTGTCACGCACATATTTAATTGGAATTCTTTTAAGTGTAGACATAACAAATATAAATGTTGTATTTCAATTTTTTCTTCTCACTCTATATATTCTGACATACTTTTAGCAGCAAGTCAAGAAGTATTTTTAGTTTTGGTCTGTAGTATTTTCGGTACCTTCAACATATTGATGTAACTCACCATCTATATAAGTACATACCATTTTCTTAGTATTACAGCTTTTAGCGCGAGTACGGCCTGTACTGCCAAATTCAAAACCTACACTAGCCTTACCAACTTGTTCTCCACCACTAGTACCTAGTCCGAGAGTAAACGCTACTCCATCTTCGTTTTTATATGCATAGCCTAGTGCATAGCCGCCTGTACCATGTATTCGAGCTACCCCGAATGTTAGACGTGAATGTTGTTTTTGTGGTAAGTAAATTTGAATAGCATCACTAGCTGCGGAATAGTGTAACCAATTAGTTTGCCATAAACGAGTTTCTGTAATCCAAGTAGTAGATACTACTCCTGGTAATCCTCGCTCACCTTGCGCTCCAATTCCACCAGTAGTTCCCGTAATTCCTTGCTCACCTTGAGCCCCATCTGCTCCAGCCTGTCCAGTTGCTCCGGTAGCCCCAGCTTCTCCTTGTTCACCTTGCTCTCCTTGAGGGCCCGGAGGGCCAATTTGTCCCCCATTGTCACAGTGGTGAGGATCTCTGCGACAATCGTCATCAGAGTCAGCTATTGCAAGCATTGGCAATAACAGTAATAAATATATTAATTTCATTTTAAATCCTTTAATATTAACAAAAGTTTAATCTTCTAAAAGCAGCCATATAAATAATAATACAAATAATCCCAGCATACCCATACCCCCTAGAACATGGTACGCTAAAGAGATTAAAAATATGCCGATACCGAAAAGAATTAAGAAATAAGCACACCCCTCGCCTATCAAAATCTATACCCCACGTTAAACATATTTTGACCAGCATTGGGAGGACTAGTACCTCCATTAGATAAATGTCTAAAAACAAAATAATCTGGTAATATTCCTTTATGTTCAAACTTATATTCTACAGATAATTGAAAATTAAGCTTAGATCCCATACTAGGAGTAGTGTGTTGAAAATATCCTAAACCCATTCCTAAACATAAGTTCTTTAAGTACTCAGGACCACATACTCTACGTTCTCCAAAGACAAACATATTGTTTTTTATATCTCTATCCCACTTGTCTACCTGTTCGCCTATAAGTCCCATACCTAGTACCCATTTGTCCCATTTTTCTGTTAGTATAATATTTGGTCCCCTCCCTGAAATAATAATACTTGTAAAAGCTACTCCACCTTCAAAAGAAGTTTGTGACGCCTTAGCTTCATAAGCGAAAAAGACTAAAGCTAAAATTATAAAACCAGCGATTACATATCGTACTGGTTTTGGATTTTTAAATAAACTCACGTGATTCCTCCCATGGAGCGTTCATAAGTATAAATTGCATAACGTATTGCATCTGCACAGTGACTAGCACGATTGTGTTCTGGCTTTTGTGATTCGATGTTCCAGACACCAGCTTCTACAGACCCCTTCCATTTATAGTTGCGCAGAGCATAAATTGATTCATGACATTCATCATGTACAATTAATCTATCATTGTCAATGACGGCGCCTACCGCGCCGATGCCATCAGTTCTAGACTTAATAGCAGCTATTGTAGATATGTCATAAATAGATGCTAAGTCCCATCTAGTTTGCGCAGCTGCTGAATCGCAGAAGATGTATTCTAAATCCCACTTCTCAACTCGGGCAGATATCTCTGCCGCGTGCTTATCAGTACCTTTCTCAGCTTGTACATATTCGTCAAGTATAGAATAGATATTAAGTCCATCTTCGTTCTCATACACTAGCAAGACTACTAGTGCAGTCTGGTCTCGGAACCCTAAGTCTAACCCTGCTATTATTTCAT